CGGTCGGTATCGTGAAGACCATGTCGCTGCTGACCTCGGTGACGCAGCACGTGCCGAGCCACACGGTTCTCCACTTCTTGCAGGAGACGGCTGGAATCACGTGGATCAAGGAGGCCATCGTCTACCCTGGCACTTCGATCACGATCAACGGCGTTCTGACGGCGTACACGGAGGACCCGCACACGGTCGTCAAGGCCCTTCGCTCGGCCAAGCACACGTTCCGTCTCCACCCGCACACATCCATCGCCTGGTACACCCTGCTGAACACGATCATTATCGAGACGGATGGTGGTCGCGTGGTGCGCCCCGTGTTCCGTGCAGGTGCCGAGCCGCCCCCCGAGGCCGAGCGCGGAGTCTGGAACAATTGGGTCAAGGCGTGCATGGAGTACATTGACGCTTCGGAGACAGAGACCCTGCGCGTGGCTCTGACTCGCAAGGAGGTGACGTCCCACTCTCACCACGAGATTCACCCGTCCATGCTGGTGGGACATATGGCGGGAACCATTCCGCTGTCGGATCACAACCAGTCGCCTCGAAACACCTATCAGTCGGCCATGGGCAAGCAGTCGATGTGCGTCTACGCCACCAACTTTGCAAAGCGGTTGGACAAGAATGCGTATGTGCTGTGCTCAATCAGCCGTCCGTTGGTGGAGACGCGGTCCATGAATATCCTGAAGATGCACGAGATGCCCTTCGGTATGAATGCAGTGGTGGCCATTGCCTGCTACGGTGGCTACAACCAGGAGGATTCCATCATTATGAATCGCACGGCCGTGAACCGCGGTCTGTTCCGTGGTCTGTACTACACGCTGTACAAGGACGAGGAGCACCGCAATGTGACGAGTGGTCGAGAGGAAAAGTTCATGCGCCCGCAGAAGCACGCGACGCGCAAGTTCAAGACCACGAGTTATGCAGCCATTCATGAGACGGGCATTCCGATTCTGAACTCCACACTGAAGGAGAATGATGTAGTCATCGGCAAGGTGGTGAACCTGCGCCACGACACGGCGGGCTATGCGTTCCGCGATGCCTCCACCACGCACAAGAACGGAGAGGATTGCCGTGTGGACGGTGTGTGGCAGGACAAGAACTCGGACGGCTACCCGTTCGTGAAGGTGCGCGTGGTGTCGGAGCGTGTTCCCCAGATTGGCGACAAGTTCTCCTCCCGCCACGGACAGAAGGGAACGGTGGGCATGTTGCTGGACGAGCAGGACATGCCCTTCACGGGGTCTGGGTTGCGTCCGGACCTGATCATGAACCCTCACGCAGTTCCGTCCCGCATGACCATTGCGCAGTTGATGGAGAACATCTTCGGCAAGATCTGTGTGCGCAAGGGAACGCTGGGTGACGGCACGCCGTATGATCACATGAAGGTGGAGGATCTGCGGGCCCACATGGTGGAGATGGGCATGCACCCCTACGGAAACGAGATCCTGTACAATGGCCAGACTGGGGAGATGATGCAGGCGGAGATCTTCATGGGTCCGACCTTCTACCAGCGCCTGAAGCACATGGTGATCGACAAGCAGCACTCTCGGGCCCGCGGTCCGATCGTGTCGCTGACTCGGCAGCCCTGCGAGGGCCGTGCGCGTGATGGTGGTCTGCGTGTGGGAGAGATGGAGCGCGATTGCATGATCTCACACGGTGCCTCGGTGTTTACCAAGGAGCGTCTGATGGATGTGTCGGACCCGTTCCTGACGGGTATCTGCAAGACGTGCGGAACGCTCGCTATTGTGAATCCCGCAGAGGGCATCTACTCCTGCGGGTCGTGTGGCAACAAGACAGACTTTGTGCAAAAGACAATCCCATACGCAATGAAGTTGTGGATGCAGGAGTTGGAGGCCATGCACATTGTGCCTCACATGGTGATGGAGTGAACATCCTGAAGCGAGACGTCGCTCTCACTCATAGGACGACGCTGAACAGCGCGATACCACGTGTGCGCGAGACATAGGGCGATAATAACGGCAATCGAAGACGCGACACCCGTTGCAAGTGCGGAATCCGTGTCCATTCCTTTTTTTTACCGCGTGCGTATAAATGGCGAAGACTCGGCGTGCTCACAGCATGATGTTCAAGAAGTGGGCCGCGCAGGAGGCGCGGGAGATGAGCCACAAGGGCAAGCGCATGACCTTCCGCAAATGGGCGGCCAACGAACTGAAGGAAAAGTCGCACCCTGGAAACCCGTCGTTCAGGAAGTGGGCCCGACAGGAGATGCGCGAGAAGTCTCACACCCGCAAGACATCGTAGATCCCCGCCTGCTTCAAGAACAATCCAAGTGCGGCAACGACGCTCGTCCAACTCGTGTAATAGCACCATATGGTTGCAGGAGACTGTGTTGAGAGTCCATACACATAGCCAAAGATAGGGAGCATCCAGAATGCTGCGAGGAACCAGTAACTCTTCTTCCATCCGAAAATCATGGGTGCTGTAATCAGAACCAGCCACACGATATAAAAATACGCCTTTGACGTGTCCTCGGTGTACTCCTTTGCTCGCGACCAATCGAGGTGTCCCTCCTTGTTCACGACAGTGCACGGTTGCTTTGGGTCATGATACTGCGAATAATAAAGCAACGTCTCGGCGCCCACCAGGAGAGTCCATAAAATGAGATATGGTCGCAGTGTTTCCAGGGGGTACACGAACAATGCGCCAAATGCGGGTGCAAGTGGCTGCAATGCAAGCGAGGCAGGCACAAATGTCGCAGTGATTATCTTGTTGGTCTCTGTGCAGCCCTTCCGGGGGTTCTCGGACCACAACAAGTACTCTGCGAACTGCATCGAACACCATCCGATCAATGTGATGCCCAGCCATTGGAAATGCGGAATCCCGGAACTCAGCAAGTACACAATGGCAACAAACGACACCGTAGAGGTGTACAAGCTCGACTCCGCGCTATAGCACATTGTTCAAGCGTTCATATTAACTTTCATGCGGTGTGTATGGAAGAACAATGTTCATCGAAGTTGTCCTTGGCCCCATGTTTGCGGGCAAAACATCCTATGCGCTCGCGGCCATCCGTAAGCACACTGCGTTAGGACAGCGCGTGCTGGTGCTCAAACCGGCGTGCGATACACGCTTTGGAGTGACCTCTGAAATCACGACGCACGATGGAGATTCATTGCCCTGTGTGACAACCAATACACTGAATTCTGTGACAGATGATGTCTTTGCGAGTTGCGACGTGATTGTGATTGATGAAGCCCAGTTCTTTACGGGACTGCTCTACTTTGTCGTGGCCGCAGCCGAACAGAAGCACAAGTCCGTGTATGTCATTGGCTTGTCGGGTGACTACCAGCGCAGAACGTTCGGAGAGGTGCTTGCAGTTATTCCGTATGCCGACAAGGTGACGACGCTGTCGGCCATTTGCGCATGTGGAGGAGACGCACACTTCACCCGCCGACGGAACCCCAATTCAGGTCAGGTCATCATTGGAGGAGCAGAATCCTATGAGGCAACCTGCCGTGCGTGTTTTGTGGGGTAGTCGTCGCCCCTGAGAAAACTTTCTTGCGATGGAACATAACAGCAACATGGGTGGTGGTCTTCTTCAGCTCGTCAGCTACGGTGCGCAGGATATCTACATCAGCGGCAACCCGCAGATCACGTTCTGGAAGGTGCTGTTCAAGCGCCACACGAACTTCGCCATGGAGTCGATTGAGGTCACCTTCAACGGCCAGGCGGACTTCAACAAGCGTGTGACGGCGATCATCAACCGTAACGCGGACCTGATGTACCGCACGTATGTGCAGGTGGTTCTCCCGGCGGTCGACCTCAGCACGGCGAGCACGGTCGCGGTCTCGGTGTCCCGCTTCCGCTGGCTCAACTACATTGGCCACCGCCTCATCAAGACGGTGGAGCTCGAGATTGGCGGCCAGCGCATCGACCGCCAGTACGGCGACTGGATGCAGATCTGGACGCAGCTGACCCAGGATGCGGGCACGGTGCGCGCGCTCGACGAGATGGTTGGCAACAGCCACGACCTCGTGCTGATGAAGAGCAACCAGGGCTATGCGCTGGACCAGTCGTGCTCGGGTGCTGAGCTGACGAACTCGTGCGCGCCGCGTGCGGGCTGCCCGGCCAAGACGCTCTACATCCCGCTGCAGTTCTGGTTCTGCCGCAACCCGGGCCTGGCGATCCCGCTGATCGCGCTCCAGTACCACGAGGTGCGCATCAATGTGGAGTTCGAGCAGTGGATCAACTGCTCGTACACGGAGCTCAAGGCCAACCAGTCGGTGCCGACCTCGATCCAGTCGCTCACGGCCGCGTCGCTCTACATCGACTATGTCTACCTCGACACGGAGGAGCGCCGCCGCTTCGCCCAGCAGACTCACGAGTACCTCATCGAGCAGCTGCAGTTCACGGGCGCCGAGTCGATCACGAGCTCGAGCAAC